TAAATTCTCTGGAAATAAAGCTAGACGACAATTTAATATTACAAAAAGAAGTAGGAACATTTCAATTTCTGCGAGGGTTTCAATATTATTCTCATTTTCCTGGTTCTAACCAAAATATTTTATTTGGAGGAGATGCATATCGTGGTTACATATATGCACTCGCGCTTTGTAAAGATCCCATGAACATTTCCAAACCGAATGGATCTATAAATTTTTCACGGGTGGCAAATCCATATTTCAAAATTGACGCCAAAGGAAAAAATGCAGATACGATAAAATTTAAAATATTCCCCCTTTCTATAAATTTGCTTTATATAAAAAACGGTGTATCACAATTGGTGTTTGATAATACTGGAATCAGTTTACCAACGTATCATTAAACTACGTATCCTCTTCCATCTTCTATTGTCAAATTAACCACAGATAAATAATAAACAGTAAGTAACATTTTTGATCCAGGTGCGACGGGAAATCCTTCAATCGCAGAATTGATGTTCAACGAAGATGTTGAATTAACCCTAAATGACCCCGAAGGAGTAAAACGTACATCCCATGGAAATACATTGTCGGTTGATGTATATGATATTGAAGGCAACCCAACGTAAGCACTGTTTGTTTTAAGTTTACTATAAACTCCTGTATCCAACGAAGTAAGATCCAGACTTGTATCGAGAACTAAATTATTGTAACTGTAAGTATAACTGGAAGAAGAAGTTCCCAGAATTTCGGAAAAATTTCTAAATCCGACAGGTGCAGCAGAGTAAAACATATCAATATAAGCACTCTGTGGTCTTGGTGTTGCGTATTCATAATCTCCATAGATAACATTTAAAGGGCTTTCTGAAAAACTATACGAATAAAAAACACCATTATTATAAAAATCGTGGATATAAGACTGAAATTGTTTAAAAAATAATGGATCTCTAAACTCACTTCTATCCGATTTGTTTAATAAATTTATCCTAGCTTTTATAACTGGACTATAAAAATCGGGATTATAGGGCAATCCTTGTTCCAATTTGAAAGTCCAAAATATTGCCCTAGATGTGTAATAACTGTTCAGATAATAGCGATATGCCACCTCTAGTGCTTTTGGTTCAAGTTCCACACTTTCGTCATTTATTTTTTCAATTGGATAATTCATATTTTTATATAAAAATGAATAACGTTCTTCATTTGAAAGTTTTACTTCCTCGGTTACAAATATAAAATTAGAAAGATCTGCGTCCGAAGAAAAACCAGACGTGTCCTGCACAAGTTCTTCTAGTGTTAAAAAATTTATTACTATAGTGATTTTAGAATTATAAAGTGCACATACTGGGAGCGGTGGGCGAAATGACTTCGTGTCAACGCTGGAATCATTGTAATGATTGTTGAAGAAAAATGGTATGGGATAATACAATTCTTTGGGATAAGAGGAGACTATACTTTTTTGATCATAAGGTGTTCCAAAATTGTACATTGTCCCTAGAATATTTTCGCGATCTTGACTTGACGAATGCATCGTTTCGTAGATTGACATCCAATCGCCCTTCAATGACTGTATTTTTTCATCGTTGATAAATAAATCAATTCTTTTTATCATTGATAAACCTAAATTTTGAGCACAAGACGTTGGAACCGATGTAGTTGGGAATGTAAATTTCAACATAAGACCGGTTACAAGATCACCCATCTCTTGTGGTATGAAAACATGACGTATCTCTTGCCCCAAAAATTTACTTTGAACGGGTTTATAGTATCGATAGTATTGTGTCGTTTGGGTGTATGATTTATGATTATACGTTGTAGGAGACGTTTCTTTAGAATATAGGAATGTGTCCTGTGGTCCAACGGCGCTAATGCCCGACAACGCACCAATACCCGTATTTCCACGAAATCCAGTTGGAGGTTCGACCATAGTCCCTCTCTTAAAACATTGCTATATTTTAAAATGTGTCATACGATCGCGTGTACATATATGCACTCAACTAATTAATATATCCCGTACCATTATTTATATTTAAATTGACTACAGATAAATAATAAACAGTGAGAAACATTTTTGAACCTGACGTATAAATCATATCAATATAAGCACTCTGTGGTCTAGGTGTTACATATTCGTAATCTCCGTATATAACATTTAATGGATTTTCAGAAAAACTATATGAATAAAATCCACCATTCGTGTAAAAATCATGAACATAAGACTGAAATTGTTTAAAGAATAAAGGTTTTTTAAATTCACTTCTGTCTGATTTACTTAATGAATTCAGTCTAGCCTTTATAATCGGACTGTAAAAATCGGGATTATAGGACAATCCTTGATCCAATTTGAAAGTCCAAAATATTGATCTAGATGTGTAATAACTGTTCAGATAATATCGAAATGTTGCCTCCGTAGAGCTTGGATCAAGTTCTACACTTTCATCATTTACCTTTTCAATTGGATAATTCATATTTTTGTATAAAAATGAATAACGTTCTTCTTTTGAAATTTTTACTTCCTCGGTTACAAACATAAAATTAGAAAGATCTGCACCTGAAGAAAACCCAGATACATCTTCTACAATTTCTTCCAATGTTAAAAAGTTTATTACTATAGTGATTTTAGAATTATAAAGTGCACATAGAGGGAGTGGTGGGCGAAATGACTTTGTGTCAACACTGGAATCATTGTAATGATTATTGAAGAAAAATGGTATGGGATAATACAATTCTTTAGGATATGATGTTACGGTACCTTTTTGATCATAAGGTGTTCCAAAATTGTACATTGTCCCGAGAATATTTTCGCGATCTTGATTCGAAGAATGCATTGTTTCATAGATTGACATCCAATCACCCCTCAATGACTGTATTCTTTCATCGTTGATAAATAAATCAATTCTTCTTATCATTGATAAACCTAAATTTTGGACACAAGACGTTGAAACCGACGTAGTTGGGAATGTGAACTTCAACATCAGACTGGTCATAAGGTCGCCCATCTCCTTTGGTTCGAAAACATGACGTATCTCTTGACCTAAAAAAATAGTAGAAACAGGTGTATAAAACCTGTGATAAGGTGTTGTATGTGTATATTCATTAAAACTATTTGTCATTATAGGTTCGTCATTGTATAAAATTTTTTCCGATGGACCAACCGCATTTATACCAGTTAAGGCACCTGTACCTGTGTCACCCCGTATTCCGTCTGGAGGATTCTGTGGAATATCATCTTGTGGTGCTTTGGACTCGAGCTTCGTTTTCTTATCCAGTAATATCTTGATCGACTCGCGTATTATCCGTTTTTTTTCCTCGGCTATAAGGTGATTCTGAACTTGTTCGGTCCATGGTGGCTCATCCTCCATGTCTTCAGGAGAATGCTTCTGCATGGTCCTCTCTTAAAGAAAAGGGACATTTTAAAAAAAATAATGAGTCGCGAGGAACAGATGATCGAAGCGGCAATGAATGCCATCCAGCCCGTTCTGGAGAACTCTGTGATTGTGGCCGCAGAATACTGTAAGGCCACTGGAAGGGATATAGTCACGGCACTGGATATGGAATACGGCATGAAGTGGTGCGCCATGAATGTTACTGGGAGGGTCTTTGGATCCATCCTGCCCGACAATGAAGATGAAGAAACGGACAGCGACGAGGACGACATGGTCGTGCAGGAGTCCGAGATGGGATTCGACGACGAGTTCCGCGAGTACGAAGGAGACGACGAACGCTATCTCAGTGTCAACCAAGCGGTCCGCGAGTGGGCGGACTGGGAACCCGAAACTCCGGCTGAAATCATGTTGAAAAATGCGATAAATTCAAGAATATAATTAGTAACACGTCTGGTAGAAACCAATGGAAGGTTATGAATATGACCCAGACGAATATGCCACAATTTCCAGTGAGACCGAGTCCGAAAAATCATTGGTCCCACTAGAACATGAAGAAAGTGTTCAGATAATAAAGCCCCAGGTTGAGTACTCGGAACTGGACGACGTATTCAGTGAGGAATTGGACGATCTGGACCTCCGTGATTTCTTCATTGAAAAAAAGCAATCTAATAGTAGAGTATGTCAAGTTACGACATCGTTATCGACAGTTCAACCAGAAAAGACAGATCCACAACCGATGCTAACAGTTTCACCAGTTATCTCAGTACACCCCTTTATGGAGTCCAGTCTGTAAACTTTGTAAGCGCATCAATTCCATATATCAGCACGGCCAGTACGAATTCTAATGTTCATGCTTACTACATAGTATTGGAAGTTCCAAACTATGGTATTTTATCCGATAGAATTTACACTGTAGATAATCCACCAGAGAGTGGTGATACAAATATAAATTTTGCATACACGGGGACACTTATTACTCCACAGGTCACCAATCCTCAATCCAATAATTATGTGATGAGTTCCATGAATGACAGAATCGGCGTTCAAAAGACAGTGCCAGTCATGGAAGCGATCAAGGTATCCATCTACTATTATGATACAAGTGACAGTTCATTCAAGTTGTACCCATTTGACAATGCTGGAACAGATACAGAAGAGTTTGTTTTGAAATTGTCAGTCCAAGCCACTAAGGATAAACGTTTTGCCACCAAGAAACAGGATGAAAACGACAAACGTCTGGAGCCCAAAATTGGACCACCTGTAAATCAAGATTCAGAAAATACAATTGCACGCAAGTTGATCAACTATTATCGTTCCGCTACCAGAAATAAGAATAACCCAGAAGAACCCACGGAACCCATCGGAGCTCTGTTGCCCCGCAGAGAGTTCATGGGAGTTCCCACCAAGTATGTCCATATCCTAATCCCAATAGCCGTCGTTCTTTTGGTTCTCGCTATTCTCTTGGCTAAGTAATAATGGCTAGGTCATCCTACACGACACCTGGTCTCCCAGATTTCAACT